TGGATAACCTGTGGATAACCTGTGGATAACCTGTGGATAACCTGTGGATAACATAAGTTGTCCACAAGTTATACAAAAGTTGTACATAAGTGACCCGGGGGAAGGGGATTGCTATCATTATTATTTACATGTACCTGCTCAGATACAAAAGAAGCCAACTTTAGACCCTTAAGTACCTTAAAAAATACTTAAAATTACAAAAGAATGACAATATAAAGGATTCTTAAGTAAACTATTGTATTCTTTAGAGAAAATAAGGTAATAAAAGTACTCCCAGGGGGTTGACAAAGGAATCCAAAGGGGGTACTCTAGAATAGTACTTGACTTCTTAAGTAATCTATGGTATAATATACTATATTAAGAACTAATGAGTTATAACTTAGTAGTTTCGTTTAGTTTTACTTTTAGTTTTAACCCTCATGACACTTAAGTACCCTATAGTTATTCTAAGGAAAATACTTATGCGAAAGACTCACAAAGAGACTTTATCTCCCAATGGTAAAAAGATTGGTCGTCCTAGAAAGGTCGAGCTAGAGTCTAAATTACCAACAAAACGAGGTAAGGTTGGTCGCCCGAAGGGTGACGCTGCAGTCATCAACGAATACAAAGCAAGAATGTTAGCATCACCTAAGTCACCTAAGGTTTTAGATTCGATTCTAGATGCAGCACTAAACGATGACCATAAGAACCAAGCGGCTGCTTGGAAGTTACTTGTAGACCGTATGCTGCCCTTAAGTTACTTTGAGAAAGATAAGGCTGGTGGTGGTCGAGCAGCAGTTAACATTACGATTACTGGGGTCAATGGGGAACAGACTGTTGTGTCTGCCGATGAATCTTTAGAAGGAGAGTACACTGATGTCGATTGATACTGAGCTACTAGAAAAAGTAAAAGAAGACTTAGTTCGACATGAAGGGTACGTGACAGAAATCTATCTAGACTCTGAGAACCTTCCTACCTTTGGCATTGGACACTTAGTGACTGAAGACGATATGGAGTACACATGGACTGTCGGAACTTCAGTAACTGACGAAAGAATCCTACAAGTATTTAATGATGATTGTAATGATGCCTACACTGATGCCTGTGCTTTGTTTTTGAACTTTGCTAGTCATCCTCAGGATGTCCAAAGTGTCTGTGTTAACATGGCTTTTAATCTTGGTCGTTCTAGATTGTCTAAATTTAAGAAAATGGTAACTGCCATTAACGAAGGTAACTACGCTAAGGCTGCTGATGAGATGACGGATTCCAAATGGTATCGTCAGGTAGGCCGTAGATCTAAAGAGCTTGTGGAGATCATGACAAATGCCTAATGTTGTACCGTTTGATCCGTCCAAACATAAACCCCAAGATATTGGGTTGGGCGGCCCTTCAACCGAATATTTAATAACTGTTGAAGACGAAAACAATCAAGTTATTGTTGTACCTTCTATTTGGTGGGATGAGAAAGGCACTCCTCAGTTTATTGGCAACCCTGAAACAAATGAAATTGACTACGACAAAGTTATGCAGTTAGTACAAGACTACGAACAAGAAACACAGCAAATGTTCCCTCGTTTTGGAGATGCTAGTAATACTGATAACTATAATATTGCTGATCGTTTTGCTCAAACTCGTTCTGAAAAAGGAGGAGCAAGTACGGTTCCTTTAGTTAACGCATTAGATCCACAGTTTAGTTCGTTTAAATGAGTACAGAGCTTAATGTTGAGCTTCTTCCTTGGCAACAAGATGTCTTTAACGATACAACTAGATTTAAGATTGTTGCTGCTGGTAGACGTACTGGTAAGTCCAGACTAGCAGCATGGATGTTAATCATTAATGCCCTACAGACTAACAAAGGGCAGGTGTTCTATGTCGCTCCAACACAAGGACAAGCTAGGGACATTATGTGGCAGACTCTACTAGAGTTAGCCCATCCAGTGATTAAAAGCTCACACATTAACAACCTACACATTACACTGATTAATGGCTGTACAATTAGCCTTAAGGGTGCTGACAGACCAGAGACTATGCGTGGTGTCAGCCTTAAGTTCCTTGTGCTTGATGAGTATGCAGATATGAAGTCATCTGTGTGGGAACAAATCTTAAGACCTGCATTGGCTGACCAAAAAGGCCATGCGATGTTCATAGGGACACCTATGGGCCGTAACCACTTTTATGACCTCTTTAAGTATGCGGAACTATCTGACGATGTTACCTACAAAGCTTGGCACTTTACATCGTATGATAATCCTCTTCTTGACCCTGACGAGATTGACACCGCTAAACAGTCTATGTCGTCTTATGCGTTTCGTCAGGAATTTCTGGCTTCTTTTGAAGCCTTGGGTTCAGAGATTTTTCGAGAAGAATGGATTAAGATGTCTCCTGAGGAACCTGAGGATGGTGACTTTTACATTGCGGTTGACTTAGCAGGATTTGCTGATGTTGCTGGTAATGCAACTGGTAAGAATAAAAAACTAGATGAAACAGCCATTGTTATTGTTAAAGCAAATACGGAGGGATGGTGGGTAGCGGATATTATACATGGCAGATGGGACATCAAGAAAACTGCCAAGAAAATATTCGAGGCTGTAGCCCACTATCGGCCCATTTCAGTTGGCATCGAAAAAGGTGCATTAAAAAATGCAGTACTTCCTTATCTAACAGACATGATGAAGTCAGGCCAAAGATTCTTCCGGGTCGAAGAATTAACTCATGGAAATAAAAAGAAAATAGACAGGGTTGTCTGGGCTTTACAAGGACGCTTTGAACACCATCAAATTACACTTGCAGAGGGCAAATGGAATACTGAGTTTCTTGATCAGTTGTTTCAATTCCCTAACGCACTCGTCCATGATGACTTAGTGGACGCATTAGCCTACATAGACCAGCTTGCTAAAGTTAGCTACTACGTTGACTTTGAGGAAGAAGAACTAGAAATCATTGACTATCACGCAGGATATTGATATGCAGGATTACGAAGGACTCTACAAAACAGACGCTGCAGGTTGGATTATGTCCAAATGTGAACAATGGCGTGATCATTATGAGTCAAACTACGCAGAACAATTTGATGAGTACTACAGGCTCTGGAGAGGTATCTGGGATCAAAGGGACTCTTATAGGCAGTCAGAACGCTCTAGGATTATTTCTCCAGCCCTACAACAAGCTGTAGAGTCTTCTGTTGCAGAGATTGAAGAGGCCACATTTGGTCGTGGTTCTTTCTTTGACATTAGAGATGATCTACAAGACGAAGAACGACAAGACATTACATTCTTGCGTAAACAACTCACAGAAGACTTTGCTCGCACTAAGGTACGCAAAGGTGTCGCAGAAGCCCTTATTAACTCTGCTGTCTTCGGTACAGGTATTGCTGAATTAGTCATTGAAGAAATAAAAGAAATGGCTCCTGCAACACGCCCTGTAATGGACGGTGCGATGACGGCTGTAGGTGTAGAGACTCGTGAACGGTTCATTGTTCGCGTAAAGCCTGTAATGCCACAGAACTTTTTGATTGACCCTGTAGCCACTAGCATTGAAGATGCCCTAGGTGTTGCAGTTGATGAGTTTGTTCCTAAGCACCAAGTAGAGATGCTGATTAACTCTGGTGTATACCGTGATGTACTAATTGAAAACGCTCCAGCAGATATGGATCTTGAGCCTGATCAGGATTTAGCACTGTACGATGACGATAAAGTCCGTATCACTAAGTACTATGGTTTGATTCCGCGTGAGATCTTTGACGAAGCAATGGAAGAAGAGCTTGAAGAAGGTGAAGATATTGCAGACCTTGTTGAAGACGATGAGGACAAAGACAAAGGATACGTTGAAGTCGTTGCAGTCATTGCCAACGGTGGTCAACTTCTTAAGATAGAAGAAAATCCTTACATGATGCAGGATCGTCCTGTTATTGCATTTCCTTGGGATGTGGTTCCTAGTCGTTTCTGGGGTCGTGGTGTTTGTGAGAAAGGCTACAATAGCCAAAAGGCACTTGACACTGAGTTACGAGCCCGTGTAGACGCTCTAGCACTAACCATACACCCTATGCTTGCCGTAGACGCTTCAAGGCTTCCTAGAGGCGCTAAGATGGAGATACGCCCCGGTAAGACTATCTTGACCAACGGTAATCCTTCAGAGATCCTACAGCCATTTAACTTTGGACAAGTAGGGCAAATTACGTTTGCTCAGTCTGCTCAGTTGCAAAACATGGTACAGCAAGCAACAGGTGCTATTGACAGTGCTGGTATGCAAGGTGCTGTAAATGGTGAAGCGACTGCTGCTGGTATCTCAATGGGCTTAGGGGCAATCATTAAGCGTCACAAGAGAACCTTGATTAACTTCCAAGAGTCTTTCCTTATCCCAATGGTTGAGAAGTCTGCTTGGCGTTACATGCAGTTTGCACCTGAGCTATACCCTGTACAGGACTATAAGTTTGTAGCTTCTTCGTCACTTGGTATTATTGCCCGTGAGTATGAAGTTACACAGCTTGTACAGCTTCTACAGACAATGGATAAACAATCACCAATGTATCCAATGTTGCTTGAGGCAATCATTGATCATATGAATATTTCTAATCGTGACGAATTGATTGGAGTGCTTAAGAAAGCTCAAGAGCCTAATCCTGAAGCACAAAAACAAGCTCAACAACAGGCTCAACTACAGTCAGCACAACTACAAGCGCAGATCGAAGCGTTTAACGGTCAAGCTGCAGAGTCTAAAGCAAGAGCACAAAAGTATACTGCTGAAACACAAGTTGTGGATTATGAAGCACAAACAGATCGTATCAAAGCCTTATCATTAAATCTTGATCCGGGTTCAGAAGACGATAAAGAGTTCCAAAAAAGAGCCAAAGTTGCAGAGCTTATGATTTCGGAACAAAAAGCAGGAATGACAGCATCACAAGGGGTGACAAATGCTAACAACAACAGAAGTGCAGAAAATACTAGACCAAATCAACAGCCGGTTCGATCACCTGAGCAAGCGAATGGACAAGCTGGAGGCCTCGATCAACTCGAAGCCCTCACAGGTCAAGTCAGTTAAAACAGCAGGTAGCAAATAAGGATATAATTTGGGAAAGGTTCGTTCCGTTTCAGCATCTGTAAATCATAGACCGCCAATAAACTACGCACCTAAAACACAACAACAAGCTGAACTATACCACCAACTGGACAGAAATGACATCTTGGTGGTTCTTGGCCCAGCAGGTACAGGTAAAACGTATACGTGTTGTGTTAAAGCCGCTCAATGGCTAACCCAAGGAAAAATTAAAAAGATTATCCTTGCAAGGGCAAACGTATCTACTGGGAAATCATTAGGTGCTTTGCCGGGAGGATTAGACGAAAAACTAGCTCCGTGGACTATGCCCATGACTGATGTTTTACTTTGGTCTTTAGGACGGGGTTTATATGACTACTGTGTTAATAAAAAACGAATTGAAACCCAAGCACTTGAAACTATCCGTGGACGTTCTTTTGAAAATGCGTTTATTTTAGTTGATGAATGTCAACAGTTAACTATAGATGAACTTAAGGCAATTGTTACCCGAATAGGACAAGGAAGTGTGTTATGTTTAATGGGAGATCCTAAACAAACTGACCTTCAAGGAAAAGTTGGAATAGGTACATTTTTAAACTTGGTTACAATGTATGATCCTAGTGGAGTCCATGTAATTGAGTTTGGTTTAGAAGACATTGTGCGAAGTAGTGCATGTGCTCAAATGGTTAAAATGTTTTATAAAGCAGGTTTGTAAAAAAGAAACTTGACTTTTAGTTACTTCTATGGTATAATAGACTATACTGTCAAAACACCGGAAAGGAGAATGGTTTGACAAGAGAAGAAGAAGATTATTATGATGCATACTTTGAGATGTTTCATACAAATGGTTGGAAACAATTCATTGAAGAAATTAACGACATCATTGATGGTTTTCGTATTGAAGACATCAAAGATGAAAAACATCTAAGCCTTGTACAAGGACAACTTCAGATGTTACAAAGGACGGCTAAGTTTGAAGACGGCCTGAGAAACACTTATGATGATCTTACGGAGGACATTGATGCTTCGTAGATATGATTTTAAGTGTACTGAATGTGAACGTATCGAAGAAAAGTGGGTAGATTCAGAAGACATCTTCTCTACTTGTTTAGATTGCGGTCACACAAGTCAGCGGATAATCTCTAGTGTATCCTCACATTTCAAAGGCAGCGGATGGCCCGATGCTGATGATAAGTGGGCTAAGGATCATGAGAGAGCCGCTGTTAAACATCCATAATGCTATTATAGCACGGAGTAAATGATATGGCAACTTTTATAGACCAGCGTGATGATGAGTTAGAAGGTGAGGAAATTTCTTCCTTAGAATCCTCTAGTGAACCTGAAGTACAGGCAACCACTGAAGAGGAGATTCCTGAGAAGTATCGTGGTAAAAACTTAAAAGACATTGTTCAAATGCACCAAGAGGCTGAAAAGCTTTTAGGTAGACAAAGTCAAGAAGTTGGTGAACTACGACAAACATTTGACCAATACATCAAAACACAACTGGCCCAACAAGACCAAGCCCACACTAGCGCAGCAGAACCAGAAGTGGACTTCTTTGAAGACCCTAAGGCCGCTGTAGAAAACGCAATTGCTAACCATCCTAAGATTAAAGAAGCTGAAACAGCGACTCAACGTCTAAGGATGCAAGAAGCAGTTGCAAGGCTTAAAACAGAACATGCAGACTTTGCCGAAATTCTTAAAGACGAAGAGTTTGGAAAATGGGTAACGAAGTCAAAGTTCCGTGCTGAATTATTACAAAAAGCAGATCGTGAGTATAACTTTGATGCCGCTGATGAACTTCTAACCTCTTGGAAAGAACGACAAACAGTAGTTGAACAGGCTAAACAAAACGAAACAACTTCGCGTAAGCAATCAGTAAAGGCCGCATCTACAGGGAACACCAGAGGATCAGGAGAAGCACCTTCTAGGAAGGTTTATCGCCGTGCTGACATCATTAAACTCATGCAAACTGACCCAGATCGGTATATGTCATTAGCGGAAGAAATCCGACATGCGTATGCAGAGGGTCGAGTACGATAGCTTTATAGGAGAATATCATGGCTAAAGTCACATATCCCGGAGGTTCATCCTCCATTGTCAACGTAACCAACGCTGACAAGTTTATTCCAGAGTTGTGGTCTGACGAAATTGTCGCTGCATACAAACAAAACCTTGTTCTGGCAAACCTTGTTAATAAAATGTCTATGGTAGGTAAGAAAGGAGAT